CCTCGTTGCGCTTGGCGATGTTCGGGTTGAGGTCCGTCTCGCTACCGCCGTCCTGGTAGCGCTGAATCCTGGCTTGCCGCTCCAACTGCCGGTGTAGCAGGTCGATTTCTTTAAAGTCCCCGCCAGTCTTGCCATCCTTGAGGATCAGCTGCACCAGGCGCGCCTCAAGCGCCCCGCCGATCCGCTCCACGTTGTCCGCCCGATCCCACTCGTCCCGTGCTTTCCAACTGTGCAGGGTCTTCTCTTTCTCGCCGAGGTAATCGGCGATATCGGTGATGCGCCAGCCCGTCCAGTACAGGAACTTGGCGTGGCGGCGCGGATCGGTGGTCGGCTGGGCGATTGCATTCATGACGCCGATGCTGCCGCTCACGCGCGCGAGCCCCTAACCCCGCGTCCTGTAGCGCGACCCGCTACAAGGTCAGAGCGTTGCCGCGCCTTCCCCCACTGTCGACCATGCCCTCAAAGCAACGGCAACCGCCGCCAACGCATCGAGGACAGCCCACATGGCCGCAAGCACCGCCCCCGCCAAGAAATTCCGCTCCAAGTGGTTCCAAGTCGCCACCGAAGGTGCCACCACCGACGGCCGCAACATCGAACGCGCCTGGATCGAGCAGATGGCCGCCCAGTACAGCCCCAACACCTATGGCGCCCGTATCAACTGCGAGCACATCAAATGGTCCTGGCCGGGGGGTGAGTTCGGCGCCTATGGCGACGTGCTGGCCTGCAAGGCCGAAGAGGTCGAGATCAACGGCGCCAAGAAGCTCGCCTTGTTCGCCCAGCTGGAGCCGAACGAAGCTTTGCTCGCGCTGAACAAAGCCGGTCAGAAGGTCTATACCTCCGTCGAGATCAATCCCAGCTTCGCCGACACCGGCAAGGCCTACCTGGTCGGCCTTGCCGTGACAGACACCCCGGCCAGCCTGGGCACCGAGGCGCTGCAGTTCAGCGCCAAAAACGGCACCCTAAGCAGCCGCAAGCTGGACAAGGACAACCTGTTCACCGCCGCCGAAGAGGTGGTCATCGAATTCGAGGAAGTCACCGACTCCGAGAACAAGGCCTTGGGCCTGTTCAGCCGGGTCATGGAGGCTCTCGGCAAGAGCAAGGACAAAACGGTCAAGGATGACGCCCAATTCTCCGAACTAACGGAAGCCGTGGAGGCGCTCGCCAACCACGCCAAGGACCAGGGCGCTGTCTTCACCACCGAGCAGACCAAGCTCAACACTCTGCAAACCGCCCACGAAAAACTGGCCGGCGAATTCGCTGACCTGCTCAAGCGCCTGGGTGCCACCGAAGACCACAGCCACCAGCAACGCCCACCAGCTACGGGCGGCGACGGCAAAGTGCTGACCACGTTCTGATACCACCCAGCCTGCACCCCGGAGAATACCCAATGCGTAACGTAACCCGCCTCGCCTTCACCGCCCTGGCCGCGCAGATCGCTCTGCTCAACGGCGTTGCCAGTGCGACCGAGAAATTTAACGTCGCCCCCAGCGTCCAGCAGACGCTGGAAACCGCCATGCAGGAATCGAGCGCCTTCCTCAAGGCCATCAACCTGATCGGCGTCACCGAGCAGACGGGCGAGGCCCTGCTCGCCGGGGTCAACGGCCCCATCGCCAGCCGCACCAATACCGCAGCGGGCAACCGTCGCAACCCGGCAGACGTCTCTCAGCTGACCAAGGACGAGTACGCCTGCAAGCAAACCAACTTCGACACCGCGTTCCCCTACGCACTGCTCGACGCCTGGGCCAAGTTCCCCGACTTCCAGGTACGCCTGACCAATGCCATCATCGAACGCCAGTCCCTCGACCGCATCATGATCGGCTTCAACGGAATCAGCGTGGCAGTGGCTACCAACCGCACCAACAACCCCCTGCTGCAGGACGTCAACAAAGGTTGGCTGCAGAAGATCCGGGAAGGCGCTGAAGACCACGTCATTGACGCGGGCGCCGTCGCCGGCAAAGTCACCGTAGGCGGCACCAAGTTGATCAAGGTAGCCGGCGTCGACACCGAAATCAGCGGCGACTACCAGACCCTCGACGGCCTGGTGTTCGACGCCATCCAGATGCTCGCCCCGTGGCACCGCAGGCGTCCCGACCTGGTGGTACTGGTCAGCCGCGACCTGATGCACGAGAAGCTGCTCAAGGCCGTGGAAAAAGGCGCAGCCTCCAACCAGGAAGAGAACGCCGCCCAGGAAATCGTCAGCCGCGCCCGTCTCGGCGGCCTGCCGGTGGTCGATGCCCCTTTCTTCCCGGAGGGCACCGTGCTGGTCACCTTCCTCAAGAACCTCTCCATCTACTGGCAGGAGGGCGCCCGCCGGCGCCACCTGAAAGACGAGCCGGAATTCGATCGTATTGCTGACTACCAGTCCAGCAATGACGCCTACGTGATCGAGGACTTCGAGGCCGTCGCCCTGGTGGAGAACATCGAGGCGATGACCTACCCAGACCCGACTGAGGCATAAGCCATGGCCCTGACCCTTGCCCAAAGCACCCAGCTGCGCAAGCGTGCCGCCCAGGAGGCGGCGCGCACCGCGCCCGCAGCGCTCATGGATGGCCTCACCAGCTACGAGCTCATGCTCGCCAAGCTCCAGCAGGATCAACTGCGCCTCAAGCAGGTCCAGTCGCAACAGAACAAGGCGAAGGTCAAGGCCGAGCTGCTCCCAGAATACGTGCCCTACATCGACGGCGTCCTCGCCGCCGGCCAGGGAGCTCAAGACGACGTGCTGGTCACCGTCATGGTCTGGCGCTTCGACGCGGGCGACTACGCCGGCGGCCTGGACATCGCCGAGTACGTCATCTGCCACAACCTACAGACGCCTAACCGCTTCAACCGCACCACCGGCTGCCTGGTGGCCGAGGAAGTGGCAGAAGCCGCACTGACAGCCCAGAAGGCCGGCAGCGTATTCCCGCACGACATCCTGACCCGTACCGCTGTGCTCACCGCGGAACAGGACATGCCGGACGAAGCTCGCGCCAAGCTCACCCTCGCACTGGGCCGTTCCACCTTGGTGGACCTGGACGAGAAAAACCCCGGCCAACCTGGCCAGATTCAGGCCGGTATTGACCTGCTGAAATCCGCCATCCAGCAGCACAACAGCTGCGGCGGCAAGAAAGACCTGGAGCGCGCCGAGCGCCTCCTCAAGAAACACGCTGGTGCTGCCAGCTAACCGAGCGGTCCCCCGCACCCGGGCGGCTCGGGTCGGATCAGCAGGGTGACTCCTTCCCGCGCTGTGAAGCCCCGACCACCGCCCACTTATTAAAGGCCCGGCCATGAGCGGATTCATCGCAGGCGGCGACACCAGCGCCGCCTACCCGATCAGCAACTCGGAATTCTGGCCGGATATCGACGGCCAGCAACTGCGCGCCGCGATGCGTATCGACTCCAGCGTCACCGACGACCGCCTCGAAGTGGCCACAGTCAACGCCATGATCGAGGCCAACCGCGAGCTCTCCGCCTACCGCACCGCACGCCGGGCCGAAGGCCACGCCACGCTGGCCGACGTACCGGGCGAGAAGATAAAGGGCGAAAGCCAGTGGCTGCACCTTTACCGCCGCGTCATCTACTGCGGCGCCCTGGCCGAGCTGATCGAGCGTTACAACAGCTTCGACGCCACCAACAGCGGCGAGCAGAAGGTCACTGAGGAAGAGAGCAGCCCTGACCAGCTGCGGCGCGATGCCCGCAAGGCCCTGCGCACCATCCTCGGCATCAGCCACGCCACCGTGGAGCTGCTCTGATGAACAAGCCCAAGGTCATCGACTGGAACGAAATTTCCCGCCTCGGTCTGCTGGAGCGGATCAACCGCGAAATCATGCACCCGCTGGGATACGCCGTTTGCCGTGAAGTCGAATCTGGCCGATCACCAGGCGCGCTCGTCTCAGAGGACGGCCCCTGGGTTTATCCCGACCAAGTCGAACAACAGGGGCGCAACTGATGGCCACCGTCATCGCCGCCCAGGGCGACACCGTCGACAGCCTCTGCTGGCACTACTACGGCCGCACCGCGGGCGTCACCGAGGCCGTCCTCGACGCCAACCCAGGCCTCGCCGACCTCGGCCCGATCATCCCGCACGGCACCGCCGT